CGTCTGTCCGTTGGCGCCGATGTGGTTGTACAGTTCCGCTGCAATGCGTATCTGCAACGACTGATACTGCAAGGGCAGCTCGTCCGGTCTGTTACCAAATGGGTAGCCCTGTGCAAATATCTTGTCTTTGGCAAAATCAAGCAGCAGGTCGAAGAGTGGGTAGTCCTCGTCCGTGATTTCACGGTCAAGTGCAGGGGCGATGTACTGTCCCAGCTTGACTGCCGCTTCGGAATACTGGTCTCCCATGCTGATTTCCTCCTTTTGCCTTAGTAAGCCTTGATGCAGTACACAGCGTCCATCTTCTGGAAAGAAGGAAGGACAATTTCGGATGCAATGATGTTTGTGTTGACGGGGTGAGGTTCCTTGATAGTGGTGACCGCAACGCCGTTGTTTACAATAGAAACAGAAGCGTTCGTCATGCCCGCACGGAGGTCTGCCTCTTCGGGAGTAGTGCCATACCACATCTCGCCGACCTTGCCATCAGGAACCAGAACAACATAACCATCCGGGATGTACTTGATGGACTCACCGCCACCTTCCGGCTGATACATTTTGTCAAACAGATGAATCTTGATGTCGGTAGTCTGCTCAATCAGAGCGCGTGCTTCACTCTGAGTAAAAACAGAAACGGACTTTGCCGTAACCGTCATGAAACGGTTTTTCACCTCGTCAGAAGCAATCATCTTATTCAGAGTGTTGGTGTTCATGTAGGCGCGAGTGATGGTTTCGCCGACATTTGCCGCGATTGCATCCTTTGCGGTGGCGAAATCGGTAAGGGGAGTAGAGGTGGTAACATCCCACTTTGCCTTTCCGGTAAGAGCCTTGTAATTCTTTGCCTGCCAAGTACCATCCGGGTCGTAATCATAGATGTAGTTCACGCCGTTTGCCTTGATGGTGATACCGGGTTTGCCGTTTTCCGGGCAAAGAAGCTGCCATGCCATACGCTCAGGAACAATTCGAGCGCCAGTAATAAGGTCTGCGGCATCATCAAAAATTCGGCTGATAATTTCCTCCGCAAAAGTGCTGTTGCTGTTCTGAATCTCCATCAACATCTGGCGGTCTTTCTCGTCGATGTGGAAGCCCTCACGGAAGAACGGCATCTCAGTCTCAGACATCTTGAAGCCCTTGCGCTCACGGAAGGTCGCTTTCGTGTCAAACGCACTCGGCATCAGGGAGATGCCAACGCCCTTGTGGCCGCGGATCCACTTCAGTTCCAGACCGGCTTTCTTGCGCGGAGGAAACAGAGCATCAGAACCGAACGACTGAGCATTGGTAACGTCATTCGTCCAATACTCAGCGATTGCATCGGAAGTGAAATATTTCTGAAAGTCCATGTTTTTTACCTCCGTTAAGCATTAGTGCCGATGTTGTCACGGAAAAAGACTGCGGGAACAGCCTTATGCAGAGCGGCAACGTCATCAGCAGTAAAGGAAAAGCCAGAACTTGCCTTTGCCTTTTTCTGGTCAACAACGCCCTGAATAAGCAGTGCGCCGTTTGGGTTGACGGACGGGTCAACGGTGTGCAGCAGAATGCCAATGGCATCGGTAACTGCTGCATCGGAAACCCCAGTAGTGGCAGAAGCTTTCTTACCAGTCTTTGCCATTGGATAGCCAGCCTTTACGACATCGGTTTCGGTCACAGTAAAGGGAATGGCAACGTAGGTATCAGCAGCCAGAATAGTGCTTTCGGGAGCCGATACCGGAGTAGTGGTATACTTCATGTTTTCCTCCTTAATGGAAAGCGTTCAATGCGTCACTCGATGTCTTATTTTCGGCATTCTTTCTTGCTGCAAGGCTCTTAGCAAACGCAACGCCTTCGCTGTCAGAACTGCCATTGCCATCCGCACCCGGGGGCGTGGGCATATCCTTCAGCAGGGAAGCCTTGTATGCGGTGTCGTGAGCAGTCATAAACTCCGACTGGAACTTAAACACCTTGTCCATGTCACCGTCGGCCAGTGCAGATGCAGCCTTGTTGGCAAGTTCAGCGTCATAACCCTGTGCAATGAACTTCTCACGGTAAGATGCAAGGGTCTTTTCCTTGACGAGTTTCTCCTTGTCGGCAGTCAGGGCTTCAATCTGCTTCTGCATTTCTGCCAGCTTATCAGCCTGTTCCTGTGCAGCATTCTCGTCATCGGTACGCTTTGCCTTAAGCTGCTTCTTGTACTCAGCAGCTTCGCCGTTGGCTTTTGTCACGGCGTTGCGCAGCTTCTCGATCTCTGCGCTAGGGTCTGCAATCTTTTCAAGCGCAGAAATGATTTCATCGGCGGTCATGCCATCTTTGTAGGCATCACCAAGTAACGCTTTGTAGTTCATATTGTTAATTTCCTCCTGCGTTTTTTTACCGTTGCTTCCCTGCAACGCTGCGAAATTTGTATCCCGGCTTCCCTGCCGTGTTTATAGCAAAGGGCTATTCGCCCTCTGTTTCTTTATTGGTATCGGTAGATTGTTTGTTTGCCATGTCCCCGGCATTTGTGTCGGTAGCATTCTGTTTAGGCTGTTCCTGCGGCTTCGGTGCTTTCCCGTCCTCGCCTAGCTTGCCAGCGGCAATCAGGAAGGGCTTGCTCATTTCGTAAGCAGCCTGTGGGTCGGGGAACAGACCGGGCGTAGTAAATGCCAACTGCGGGTCAATGGTCTGCTGCAACATCTGTGCAAAAATCTGAACCTTACTCTGCTGGTTGTCATACTGACGGCGGGGCAGTTTGATGTTGATGTCACTTGCCATCAGCTTAGAACCAGCCGTGTCACGCAGGATTTTCAGCATTACAGACAGGCTCTGACGTTCAGCGTACTTGAACATATTCTCGTACTGCTGCGCCCTTGCTTCGGTGTGATTCCAGCCGTTGCGGACGATGACCGCACCCACGTTGTCGGACGTTGCGTTCTCGCTGCCAGTGGCACTAGGCATGGCAGTCAAACTACGGTACACATTCAACATGGAATCAAGCAAGGTCTGGCTCTGCTGCTGGTCAAGTTCATTTGCAATCTGCGAGACAGAAGCGGGCAGACCAGAAGTGGATTTCAGGCACATTGCGCCAAGTTCCTTGACCTGCTTTAGAGCGTTTTCGTCTACAAGACAGTTGGTAAACACCATGATGGATTGGATAAACTGCGCCACGCCGTCCAAACGGTTGCTTTCAAGGTCGTTGATGGCATCCAACACAGGAATAGCCGGTTCAAACAAACCCATTCGCTCCGGGTTCAGCTTGTATTCGACCATCGGCAACATTCCGAGAGAGTGATTCTCCGACTTTGTAACCTTGCCGTTGTCAATTTCAAAGTACTGGTTCGGCGTATACACGCAAATCAGGTCGTTCAGGTCATTCTGATAATTGCGTGGGATGTGTAGCACGTTGGCAATGGGCTTGTGTCCGATGCCGGAGTTGTAAATCACATACGCCATATCCGGGTCGGGAACGTCCACCAGCAGGGGCGTTTCGTCCGGGTAGTTGCCGCCATACCCCTTGTCAGGAAGAACAATGCGGTATCCCTGTCCGCACTCCAACATCCACTGCCAGAGCCGCCGATCAAGCGCATCCTTGCCCTCATACTGCAAGGCGTTTGACAGCCGAGCGATTTCCTCGCCGTCACCAGTTGCCGTTTCAGACCGCACATAAGAACAAGGAGTGCCGCTCATGTAGCCTGTGTAGAAGCCCACACACTCGTTGGCATGGTTTTCTACAATGCGGTTAGTGATTTCAGCGTGGTACTCCTTCGTGCGGAGGAGGACAGGCTGACTGCCCAAGTAGTAGTTGTGCAAAAAGCGAATCTCATTCTTGTTCAGCAGATGAATAGGCTCCGCCTTGCCCATGACAACTTTCAGCACATTCTTTCGATTGATTTCCGTCTCCGGCGTTTCAATCGGTCTGCGTCCGGTCAGCGGATTATTCAAAAAGCCGCCAACGACCATCTGATACTCAGCCATATGTTCCTCCTTTCCGGCAAAATAAAAAGCGCAGCAAGACAAACCTGTTAAGGTCTATCTCACTGCGCCAAAACTGCGCTTCAAAAGCTATTTACTTTTCAGGTGGATGGATGATTTTGACCCATCCTTCCTTTGTGTCCCCTTCGATAACGCCCTTGCATCTGTCGCACTTGAAATGGTATCGTCCGTCCACTTCGCCAAGGTAGCGATTGCAGCGGACGTTCTTATAGATTGGATTCTGCCGGATACAAGGGCAACAGATTCTAACTAGCATAAGCGCTCCTTTCGTTGGATTTCTGGAGACGGGCTGTTGAGCACAGACCTGTCAGAAGCTACCGGGAAACTGTTCGCACTTCCAGCCGTGCTATTCTCCGCCTAGAGAAACCATTGCAGCTGTTTCATTCTGCTGTCGGACAGATGTTGGGCTGCAATTTTGGTGTTACATAATGGATTTGAACCAATGTATGTCCGGTTATGAGCCGGATGCTCTAGCCGTACTGAGCTAATGTAACATAGAAACCCGGCTTGATTGGTTAACCGCTGTTCTTTGCAATGTCATGCCTAAACATCACATTGAGAGCCGGGAATAGCGGTGGAGGTTTTGGAGAATAAAGCCATGCAAAGCTAGGTAGTTGGTTGTGCTGCGTAACGGAATTGAACCGTTGCTTGCCAGAAGAGGGGGAGTATTCTGGCATTCCCAGCCAGCAGGGAACGCAACATATAAACCCGGCGAATGGAAAGAGTGAAAAGCATTCGCCGGTAAAGGAGGAATATGCTCATTGACACACAAGCGAGTAAAAATGACAAAACCTCGCTATGCCGGGCTATTCCTTAGAGGAAGCTGCAAAACTTCCTGTGTACATTATAAGCGTTGTCAAGTGGTAAAATCAAATAAATAGACCAAGCGAACACAATATATTGTGTTTTTAATCAAAAAGGCCTCTTGACAGGCTCAATTTTACTGATTCCGTTGTACAATTCATCGGCAAGCTGTGCTAGACTATCCGGTGCATCATCGTGCGGAACTTTGCCAAGCTGCGTGAACATCGTTACCTGTTCCATGAACGCCTTGTACTCTTTCGACTGGTGTTTTTCTTCAAGGAAATAGAACCGTTTGATGTCCGGCGCATACTGGATGATTCTTGACAGCTTGCTTTGACCACTTGGCGCACGCTGGCTACGGACAGAGCAGTGATAGCCTTGCTGCCGGAGCTGGCTGTCTACCACATCACAGTATTCGTCGCCGCCGTTGTTGGCTTCGCCGCGCACCACGTTAATTTTGTGCTGGATGATTTTGCCCACGACTTCCGGTCTGGTCACCGTCTTATCGCCATTATTGAACACAAGGTCAGGGATGAACACAGCATCTCCGTACACATAAGCGATAGGGCAGGCGGTAAAGTCGCCGCCGCCCCATGCAATATCCATGACCATGAGCTTGCGATCAGGCTCTCCATCAGGCAAAACGCCGTTGAAATACCGCAGTTCATCGGCAGGGAACAGCAGACCTTCACGCACATAGGGCTTGCCCATGTACTTTGCCCACCATGTTGCATCGTCAATGCTGGCTTTCATATCGGCATAGTAGGCATCGTCAAAGCCAACGCCGTAGTCATAATTAAAGTTGCTGTGTCCGTTCTCGTCCACCGCAGGAATCACCCGGAATCGGTACTTCGGGTTGTCTGCATACTGGCTCTGAATGCGTCCAAGAGGGTCAAGCACGTTCCAGCGTGTGCCGACCATCAGCTCTAATGCGCCTTGCTTTTTGCGATCTTTCAGCTGATTCAGGTAGGCATCGTACTTGTTGTTCAGACGCTCAACATTCAGACTTTCCTCCAAGTCCTCGATCAGGTCATCGCTGTACAGAACGCCGCCCTCACCGATTTCAACAGCACCAGTCAGCGTACCGCCAATAGAGCGGCAGGTCAGGGTGGGGAAACGCTTCTTTCGGTTCAGATCAACGCTTTCGTCCTTTGCGCTTTTGTCCACAAGCTGAACGTCAGGGAAGATTTTGCCCCAGTTGTAGGTCACAGGGTCAGTGATGATGGACAGCACCTCACCATAGAAGCCATTGGTCAGCTTGTCAGAATGCCCGCTCATAACAGATGCAACGTCAGGGCGGTTGCCCATCAGCCATGTGATGAAAAAGATGCACAAGGTGCTGTTATGGGTAGGAATCAGGCGTTTTCCAGCGCAGTACACGCCACCTTCGACCTGAATGCAGTTGCCCTGCTTCGGCTTGATGCGTTCAAATCCGCAAAACGCCACACGGCGAGGTTTGGAAAACTCTTTTAACTGCTTGCGAGGAACAACGCAAGGGATAGGGCAGGTAGGATTAAAAGAGATGGAATAGACTGTCAGATTGCCTTTAATGCCGCTAGATGATACACGAGGCGGATATTCAACCACGCTGCATCTCCATCCAAAGGTAGAAACCAGCGTGACAAAATCATCTCTCATTTGCGGCTCTGTGGTAGAAAAAGCGTACCGATGCTCTTTTGCCCGTAACGTACCGTCTGTATCGAGCAGACCTGCAAGCAATTCCATACGCTGTGCAATGCTGGCTGTGAAGTATTCTTCTGGAATGTGCTTCACGCAGCGGCGGTGGCTATGGCACATATCGCCTTTTTGAAGTGCCTGTCGCAAACCAGAGAATCCGTAATATTCAACACCAGTACCCTTGTGAACCGTGTGCCAGCTAACAGGGTAGCCATCGTTAATGACACGCTCAACAATTACCCGATCACAAGGCGGTTCGCAAATATCCGGGTGCTGATTTCGACCATCACCAAGCCAAGCACCCAACGTATACGGCTCAACGGGCAGTTTTTTATACTCTCCCTCAACAAAATTTTTGAACGGAACCTGATAACAGAATCTTATGCCATCTTTTGTATCGGTAACATAATCCTCCATCATCCGCTTGGTTTCGACCACATCAAATCCGTTCTTATGGCGGTTAAAGACCGGCCACTCGTGGTTTTCGTGGCAGTCAATGTATGTGCCGTCAGAAAAATGGCAACGCACATCAAACTTGCACTTAGGCGAAACGGCCAGAACCTTTACAAACTGACCTTTCGGGCTGATAACTTCATCGCCGACCTGCAAATCGCCGTGATTTTTCCAGCCACTTCTTGTTAAAATCGGCGTATCATCGCTTAAAGCCTTGCCGACGCGAGCGGGTAGACTAACCCCCAAAAAGTCAATCCGCTTATAAAACAAGTCCTCAAGGTCATCTGCCAGCACTTTCAGAACCTTGCGTCTAGGCTGATAGAACTTCTTCTCCGGCGCACGATTCCATTCAAGGTAGATGCAATAGCTGTCGAACACATCTTTTGCTTCAAACAGGTACGTCCGGCCGATAATGTCATAGACCTTCGCCACGTCCTCGCCTGTTTTCATCTTGCCCATTATGGATGCACAGACGGAGCGCAGCTCTCCAGAGTATTTGTAGGCATCGAACCGCTTATCCTGCGGCAGAGCGTCTCTCAGGTTCACCACCGCCTGAAACCAGTCCTCGTAGACCTGTGCTTCGGTCGGATTCTGCTTTGCATACGATTTGATGCTGTCAATGATGGCGATACACTGCTTTGGCTGCATAAAAAAATAGGCACCCCCCTACCTGAAAATGTAAAGAGTGCCTACAACTGCACAAAAATCAAATATTCGGTTTTATGATGCTGGTTCGGAAAATTATTTGCTAAAATTCGTTTTAATGAATGGAATGTGCGATTTATTTGACCTCTTCCGCAAGCTGGTTTAGCCTGCGCTTCAATTCATCTGCGTCATAGTATAAAGTGTCTGCGATGGCATTGAGAATATCGGGCTTGTCGGTGTAATCGCACAACGTTTCAATGAGCTTCAAGCTCTGCTCAGACAATTTTACGGTTTTCATGCTTTATTCCTTTCTCTGACTATGTAAAGTGGGCTTTGGTTGTTCATCTCCTAGCATCAGCTTATAACGGAGATACTTTTCGACAATACTGTGTCTTTCTGCCAGTGTACCGTAAATAAAGACGAGAGCATCTTTAGCAGCATCGTATTCATTCGGGAAAATGACAAGTTCCTCGTTTGCAAAGGTCACGGTGCAGTTTTCATAGCGACAGACTTCCAAGAACTGCTTGATTTCAAGGAATCCGCCAAAATCAAGCATAGACCGCAGCGTGATGCTACCATTCTTAACAATCAGTTCTTCTCCATGCATATTATCCAGCCTTTCTCTGCTCAGCAATCCGATACCATGTCTGGCGGGTCACGCCAAGCTGTTTGGCAGCGTCCGTGACCGTGAGAATGCGCTTCTCCACCTGCTCGTGGAGAACGTCAAAGAGGTTACGGTCATACTCGGTGGGCTTGCGGCCTTCCCTGTAATCGGGGCGCTGGCTGGCAATCTTCTTGCCCTCTCTGGTGCGCTCAACAATCATGTCACGTTCAAACTCGGCAAAGGCAAGCATCACCGTACGAATAACCTTGCCGGTGGGGGAATTATTCATAACCCCCATGTTCAGGATATTCACCGAAACACCCTTATCAATGAACTGATCTATCAGTTCAAGACCATTCTTAGCGGAACGAGCAATACGGTCAAGTTTCGCCACGATCAGCGTATCTCCCGGCTGGATTTCAGTCATCAGCTTGTCCAATTCAGGTCGATGCAGCTTCGTGCCGGTGTAAACATCAGAAAAGATTTTCTGTGCGCCGTTGGCTTTCAGAAGTTCCGACTGGGCTTCAAGGCTGTTGCCGTCAATCGCCTGACCAGCGGAACTGACACGAGCGTAACCGTAAATCATTCAGGTTCACCGTCCTTTTCCTCTACTACTTCATAGCAGCCAGCACGAGTGAGTTTCCCATTCGCAGGTTCTACGACCAGTCTGTACCCGAAAACCTCAAGAATTTGAACCATTGTAGATAATTTCATATCATCAGCGAGGACACGAGAAGATGCGCTGGAAATGGTTTTGTAGTCAAGCTTTTCCCGGAGATATTCGTATGTTTTATGCTGATTCTTCATTATATCACGAAGGATTTCGCTTGAGTTCACCTTGTTATTCGTTGCAGCCATTTTTCGTTCCTCTCTTTCTTTAATGCCAGTATACGCTTTCTAGCGTAAATTGTCAAGAGTTTTCTCAATTTTACTATCACCAAGTCCAGATATTTCTGAGGTCTCACTTATGTGACCGAATTATATTTACAGAATGTATATATTTTATAAAAAGAGCGATAATTCGTAATGTGAAAAATCTGTTTGTAAACTTATTTATTTACATTCTGGGAGCGAACCGCTATCAAATATCACACATCTGTGACACAAATTCAGATATATCTGATGCAAATTATACAAATTGGGCTGTTGACAACTATATACCAAGCGTCTATAATCTAAGACAGCAGAACACACGATGAATCAGCCAACAACGGTAGATTTATCCTTTGTGGCATAAAAAAATAGGCCGTCAGCATACCGACCAAAGTAGCACTGACGACCTATTCCACCACAAAACAGAAGCTGCGCAACCAAGGGCGCAGTCTCGGTTTCTGTCAATTATTATAGCAGAAGCAGACAACTTCTGCAATAGAAAGGAGCAAAAAACATGAATTTTCCCACAACAACCGAAGAATTTCTGAAAACCCTTGCCCACGGCAAAGAGCCGACCAGCGAGGATAGGGAGTACGCAGAAGCGCTGGGTAAGCTGTCCGAACTGAACTACCGGGCAGGGTACGAAGCGGGAGCAGCCAATAAGAACGGCAAAATCTGATGTCAACACTAGCGAACACAATATCTAGTGTATTTTTGATTGACATTCAGATATTTTGCAGTTACACTTATTGCACAGCAAAACGAAAGGGGGTGAATGTGTATGAGCAGTCCTTACGCAGAGCGTTACGGTCACACCGTTACCATCAGCGTGACGGAACGGCAGTTTGCAAGCTTGCAGGAATACTGCATCAAGAACCGGGTCTCCATCTCCGCTGCGTTCCGTGAAGCGTTCTTTACGCTGCATCCGATGGATTCCACCAATGAAAACGAAAAATGATACGCTCGCTGCTGTCGGCAAACTTTAGCGAGCGTATCATGTAAACCCTGAGAGAAGCATTCTCTCGCCGTTATTATAGCAGAAAATCGCTTCTCTCACAAGTGAAAAGGAGCTTTTTAATGCAACTTTCTTTGTCTGAGAACATCAAAATCTTCAACAACGCCGAGTTTGGCGAAATCCGTGCCGCACTTATTGACAACGAACCGTGGTTTGTGCTGAAAGATGTATGTGTAGCATTTGGAGAAACCAATTATCGACGCGTTGCCGCCAGATTAGATGATGAAGAAAAGGGTGTGTCACAAATCAACACCCACGGCGGCACACAAAGCATGACTGTTGTGAATGAAGCTGGGCTTTATTCTGCGTTGTTTGCAATGCAGCCAGAGAAAGCTCGTGGTGTCAATGAGGAATATATTTCCAATAGACAAGAGCAATTAAAGAAATTCAAGCACTGGGTCACTCACGAGGTCTTGCCATCCATCCGCAAGCATGGGATATACATGACCGACAACCTGTTGGAGACGGCTATTGCCAACCCAGACTTCGTGATCGGGCTGATTCAGAACATGAAGGCCGAGAAGGAAAAGAGCGCAGCGTTACAGATGCAGAACAAGCAACTCTGCGAGAAGAACGAGGAGATGCAGCCTAAGGCGGACTACTTTGACGACCTTGTGGCATGGAACGTGTCTACCAACTTCCGCTCTACCGCAAAGGAACTGCGTATTCCTGAACGCCTGTTCATCAAGATGCTTATTTCTGACGGATACATCTACCGTGACAAGAACAAGGGCATCCTGCCGAAAGCGGGCAAGGGTGAAGGCCTGTTTGCGGTCAAGGAGTACTGCAACCAGAAGAACAAGCACGGTGGCGTACAGACCAGAGTAACGCCAAAAGGTCGTGAGACGTTCCGTCTGCTTTATGCAAGCATCCGTAGAAGCGTATAATAGACAATAATAAAAGCCAGTGGTTAGAGAATATCTAGCCGCTGGCTTTTTGTGTTATAGGTCAATAACAGGCTTTTCGGATTTTTCTATACCAAGAACCAAATTTCCACTAATTTTAATCCACTCACCGTCTTTACAGTTCACATTGATAAGCTGACTATATTCATAATCGTACTGAACGCCAACGTGTTCAAAATATGTACAAGCGCCAAGCGTTGTGTTTCCTTCTTCTTTATACTTTTGGAATAAACCAGCACCGAACACCCATTTAAAATTGTACACTCCAACAGGTATATCCTTGCCAACAACATAATCGCCAGCAGGGATTTGGTTCTTTTGCAGCTTCAAAGGAACTTCATTATCACGAATTTTCCTTTGTCGTTGTTCTGGCTCGGTTTGCTCTTCTTCCATATCAGCTTCTATTGATTGTTTTGTTTCAGGGTCTTTACCTATCATTCCAGCAAGCGTATCCCTGTCCCACAGTTCAACATTTAATGTTTTAGCCAGCGTTTGCGCATTTGGAGTAAAATAAACATTTGTGAACACAACAGCTTTATCCGCTTCATATTTCTTTGCGCCAGCGTAAATCTCTTGAATCGGCTTCAACCCCAAGTTTGAACTGTACCGTTTGCATTGAAACGCCCATTTCTGGTTATCTTTATTCGCGGTTATATCAACTCCGTAGTCTCCGCTCGCTTTTGTGACATTAACATTTTTGAACCCGTTTTTTCTGAGAACTTTTGCGATAAAATACTCAAATCGGTGGCCTTCCATATCGTCAATTTTAGAGAAATCAATATCTACAAGCGTATCTTCACTACTTCGTTTTGATAGAACCACTATCAAATAAAAAAATATAACGATTGCAACAATGGCTATCATACAGCAAGTCTCCAGCATTCATAAAAGCCAGTGGCTTTTCGGCTACTGGCTTTTAATTTTTACTTCTGCTCTTCTTCCTCGTCACAGTAGTTTGTGTCGGTGCGCACAAAGTGCATTTTCTTCGTTGTGCCTAAAGCAGATGCCTTGTAAGTAATTTCACCTTTTTCATAGGTGAAAACCTTTGTGTCGTCACCGGATGCCAGCAAAGCGTGGTCTGTCTTATCTTTGTTGTTCTTTGAAGTCCAACTGTAAGTTTCTTTATTATCTTTTGGCGCAACATAAGTTCCAGCCCAGTACAAAGATTTTGTATCGCCACCATCGGATACCCAGTAAATGACAATTTCGCCATCCTTGCCGTCTTTGCCTTCTTTAATATATCCGGCTTGGTAACTGTCTCCTTTATCTTTTTCTTCCCAATTTCCAACAAGGTCAAGAGGTTTTGCAGGAGCCGCAGCACCCATCAAAAGCAAACAAGTCAAAGCAGCCGTAAGAACTGCCACAACGATTCTCTTTCTCATTTTTAATTCTTCCTTTCTTTGGCGTATAGTCTTTAGCTGATTATAGCACAATCTACGCTCCGAGAGGGGTCTTTTTGTATTTTTCGGAAAATTTGGAGACTTGCACAATCGGATGGATTCTGATTTGTGAAAGTGGGGTGGGTGTTAGCAACAAGAACCCCGAAAACCGCCTTTTTCTTTGAAAAATTTTATCGCGGGCATGACCCACCCCACCCCCGGCGTTCCCTGTATACCCCGCCAGTGGCCCCCACCCCATCCAGCGCACCCAAACAGATCGTACCGGCGGCGGCGCTGGAAGTCGGGCAGTGTGTCCGAAACTGTGCAAAAGCGGACAAGCCAAAACTTAAAAAATAAATACGCAAAAAAGCGTAAATACCTATTGACATTTACGCAAGAAAGCGTATAATATAATCAGACGCAAGAAAGCGTAACGCCTACCAAATACCACCACAAAACAGGAGGACAAAAACCATGAAACAGACCATTGATTATACCGCACTCGCTGATACCATCCGCGCCGAACTCAACGCCCGCCACGATCGCAGCGCGTGGGATAAGGCCGTCACGTTGTACGCTCTCGACCTGCTGGACGATGTGCAGGAGGGTGCGGACAATATGGAGCGCTTACCCCTTGACGGCGCAGAGCTTGAACAGTGGGCACTTAACGGTGCAAGCTGCTGGGAGCAGTACAGCAACGGCGGCTGTTCCCTCTGCTATGATGGCCAGATTGCTGAGCGCGTATGCACACCGTCTGAACTCAAGCGCAAGCACGGCGGAGCGTATGAACCAAACAGCCGGGAAACGTGGCTTGACGTGCAAGCCCGCGCACTGTACCAAGCTTGCAACCGTATCCGCACCATCTGCCGCACCAACGGCCTGTATTGCAAGGGGGTGCAGTAAAATGATTACTCTTGATTTTGCCCAGTGGGCCGCCCTCTGGTACGTGGGCGGCATGATTTCCGGCGCACTCGTTATGATTGCTTTTTTAAACAGCTGAGGAGGGCGAAAAAATGACAATCGATATTTACAAGCCGGAACTTGCTGCAGAGTATCGCGGCAACGTAAAAGCCGCTATCCGTGCCGGTGCTTATAGTGTATGGGACGCGGAACGCATTGCAGGCGCTTTTAATTTTGGACACGGTACGCAGGCCGATTTTGAGCGGCACAAAAAAGCAAATTCTGGCTTGCATCTTTTTATGGAGGTATAAAAATGACGACTTTCGAAGAAAAGGTGAACGCATACCGCGAAAATAAGCGGTTAATTGAAGAGCTTGAAGCAATGAATGACGCTGTAAAGGCTGAAATCATTGACATGATGCACGGCGCACCGGAGATGGTGCAGGGCACTGCAAAGGCCATTTATAAGGACGTGCAAAGCGTCCGACTTGATAGCAAGCTTTTACAGGCAGCGCACCCAGATATTTATGCTGAGTGTAGCAAGCGCACCACCTACAAGCGTTTTAGCGTGGTATAAGGGGGTGCGACAAGTGATATTTTCTTGCGTTTTGTTTTTCTTTTGGTTCTTTAGCGCACTCTTTAAAGCCAGCAAATAAGAAGCATTTCACCCGGTCAGAAATGGCCGGGCTTTTCTTTTGCCTTGCATCTGCTGAGGGTGCAGGGCTTTTATTTTGCCCTGCTGCAATACAGCCAAATACAGGCGTTTACAGCGCGTTTTGCTGTGTTAACGCAATTTATACCGTCAACGCCGCAAAACAGCGCACAGGGCTTTACAGGGGTGTTTCCTGCAATTTGACCAATCCCACCACATACGATACCAGACCGACACAAGCGGCTATAATACTTCCTGCGCCACGCTGGAGCATATCACAGCGCCGCAGCACTTCCAGCGCACACCAGATACCAGCGCCGCGCCAGATCGGCGGCGGTCTCGATACTTCCCACGCTTGGCGGCTTGTGGTCTGGCACCGGTCAGCGGTCAGGGGCGCACCGGTTGGCACCCTCCACCCGGCAGGGCAGTCCAGCGGCAGGGGCGCGGAACCATTGACGGCTTGCGCCGTACCCTCTTTCGGGCTTTCGCCCGATAGCCAATAAGGGAAAGCAATAGTCGCAGCGTTCCGGCTGGAATAGTCGTAACAGCTTCTGAAATAGTCGTAGCCAATAGTCGTAGTTTCTCCAATAAAATAGTCGTGGAATAGTCGTAAAGTCATCAGATGACCAGCTTTTGAAAGTACTATATATCGTATAGTAATGAGCAGTCCGCTGATAGTCGTAAAGTAACAGCCGCGACGTTTTCTTACGAATCATCGTCAAATAGTCGTGTATTTTTTGTGTGAAATAGTCGTTCGCCTTTTAGAGAAAGAGAGGTGCGATAGTCGCTAAGTCATCAGACACTCCAAAAATCAATATATGTAAAGACACCTGTCAATTTTAATCCCAGTCGCATTACCTCAAAATCTTTAACCATCGTACTTATTATAATAGTCGTAAACAATTGCTCAATCTTTTTAACTATTATTTCGCTGGGATAGTCGTATCATCTGATTCGGCCTGTTCATATCCAATTTAATTCCTATTAACGCACTATGATATTTTATTCAATTCATAGCATTCTACTGGGAATAGTCGCAAACTAAATACATCAATATTTTTAACAAACAAAGCAAACCGCTCCGGCTGGTCAGTTGCTTTCGATTCGCAATCAGCTGCTCATATAGTCATACAACATTTCTACATATTCAACCGACTACAAAATGAAGTCAATCATCCATGTGAAATAGTCGCAGACCATCCACAAACACAAATCTCACGCCATTTTTCGCATACGGTCTGCTCTGCTGGCTAACGGTATAGCTTTGGAAATAGAGGGTTGTAGGGGGAAAGAACCTTTATGGAAACATTTGGTTGTCGTTTTTAGTTGTCACAGTTGTCTCACCATTTTGGCGTGGGGGCCTCAAACAATTTATTTGTTTGAGGGGGGAGTTAGGGGGATTATAGGGGGTAATAGGGGTTGTAGGGGAAAGAGGGGGAAGAAAGGGGGGAAGATTAGTATACCATGATACCAACGCATACCATTCGTATCAACTGGTACGATTCGTATCGCTTGGTATGCAATTATTGCATCTATTTGCATGCAAACGCATCTTGCCGATAGTCGTAGCCATATCAGCCCAAACGCTACTCGATCGAGGCGGTTCCTACTCAAAATCAGACCTTGCCGTTTTCTCTCGATAAATACCAGACGAAAAAAGCACGGAATAGTCGCAGAGGGTAGTTTTACCACCTGACACCATTCCATGCTTTTCATTCCGTTTGTTAATTGGTGATTATAGCGGAGATTTGAATTCTACTGTCTGCTTGCATCTTGCGCATACGCTCTGATGCTGCTTCCTTCTGCTCATCCGTCATAATTCTTGTGGTTGCAAACCGCACAAGGCGTTTTGGCATCTCATACCACTTGCCGTCCTTGTCCTGCTTGACCAGCTTGTACGATGCAGGCTCGCGCTCACACAGCTTGTCCAGCTTGCGCATATACACCGGGTCAGCGGTATAAACCGATGCAGCATCTTCCGCTGCATTGAAGTTGACGATGGTCTCTTGTTCCAGTCGAGTGATGTTCATAATCGTTTTCCTCCGTTTGTTGATTGACGAAAAATATTTATGGGGTTCAGACGGTAACTTTATCGCCTAGACCATGTTATCTGTTTTTCTTGCCTATTCTACTGTGACGATACGAGCGCAGAAGCAATGCTAGGTCACTATCACTCAATCGCTTCGTATGTTTTCTCGAAAATGTCAGGTTTGCACGGGTAGATTCCGCCATTTACGCCACGAATGATATAATCGCCAGCCCTCGCAATCATAGTCCCTTCAAGCGTTTTAATCTCGCACCACGCAGGGTCATTGTAAAACTTTCCGAAGTCATGCGTGATAATATCATTGCTACTTACTGCATCCCAGAACCAATCTTCTCCAACAAGGCCTCGTGCATTGAGCTTGAATGCTTCGATAACAACTGGCTTCTTGCGGTATTTCATGTTTATTCTCCTCTCGTTACATCCACACGCATTCTTTGAACTGCTGCGTCTCCATCTGGAACGTGATGTCCAGTGACCCCACGTTGCCCTCTTTGTTCTTCTCAAGCGCAAAGTGATAATGCTGCTCCGGCCGCTTTTTCGTTGTCACGTTCTGCGCCAGCAGGATGATTGCATCTGCGTCCTGCTCGATTTGCCCGGATTCTCGCAAGTCTGCGGCAGTCGGTGGGATGCCTGCTCTTGCGGTCTCTCGATTGAGCTGTGCAAGTGCTACAACCAGCGTTCCCGTGGACTGTGCAAACTCATGCAGTGCCATGCTGATTTCCGTGACGACACTGTATCGGTCTTTCGCTCCGGCTTGATGGATAAGCTGCAAATAGTCGATGAAAACCACTTTGGCTTGCATCCTGATAGACTGTGTTCTAATCCACCCAACGCTCTTACCAGCGGCAGAGCGGACGAACAACGGATATTTTTTGATAGCTGCCAGCCGGTCAAGCTCGTTAATGCTGACGGTCTTGTTTTTAACCGTGTGAAGCGGTACGCCTAGCTGGTTTGCGATGATACGAGCGTAGAGCGTATCCGGGTCGGTCTCTAGGCTAAAATATGCTACCTTGCGTCCGTTCTTGGCTATTTCACAGGCAAGTTGCAAGGACAGAGCGGTCTTGCCAGCAGACGGTCTGCCTCCGATCACAACGAAGTTGCCCGGCACAAGATGCAAGTTGTTATCCAGCACTCTAAGCCCTGTGCTGATATACTCCGGCTTATCATCCAACTTGCGGATGTAGTTGTCTATGCCATCGCACATCGGGATGAAATCACTTCTCTCGTTGTGCAGGTTGATAGCTTCGCCTAGCTGCTCATAGATGCCTGTCAAGTCTGCGTATCTGGTCGAACCGTCAACGATTTTGAACGCGATCTCTCTGGCTCTGGACAATGCTGCCTGTTCCTTGACGATTCCAACCCATCCAAGCATCATGTCATGGGTGACGTTGCGGATAAATTCTACACCAAAGGCATCTAGGCATTCACCCATTGCCTTCTTGCAGTTATCGTACCGCCCCATGACTTCTACCGGGTTCCACTTGTCGTTGTGTTCCCAATAGCCACGAATGGCAGCGAATGTATCACGCAGCTCAGGACAGAAATCGTCGATTTTAAGGTCTTGCAGAACATCGGCATACTCAGAAAACGTAAGGACTGCTCCCAGCAGGATGTATTGGGTCTGATTTTCAATATTCACCGCAGAAAGTCTCCCTCGTCAGGTAATTCAGCCATTGTCTGCTGATAGCCACCGTTCCAGTCCTTCACGTTACGCATCCAGTTCCGTGCAGCAGCTTTCCAGTCCTTCATGGGCGATTTTCCAACCTTCCAGCCATTTGCCGTGAAGTGGTCAACAAACCGCTCTGCTTCTGATTCCATGTAACCCTTGTCCGCAAAGTATTCTTTGGCTTGCTCGATAGTCGGAGCTTTGAAGCGTTTGACTTCGTTGGTATTTTTCTTTTCACATTTTTCTTTTTTATCAGATTCAGATACAAAATCAGATACAGATAAGCTACCATTCGTATCAGTTGGTATGTTTGGTATACCATTTATACCGTTCGTATCCTGTGATACCATTGGTATGCTTTCGTATTTTTTATCGTTCCAACGCTTGTTTATATTTTTCTTGTTTGCTTCTCGTCTACGTCTATCACGTTCTTCCATCTTCTGCACGTTCATATCATCAAACGCCTTTACGACTTTCCAGAGCATCCGCATAGCACGGTCGTTGTCATATGCTGGCTCAAGTCCAGTCTCAACATACTGCGCGTAGTTGCGGATAAATGCTCCAAATTCCTCATTCGTAAGCTCGTCCATCGCATGGACGTGTTCCAGCAAAAGAATCATTGATGTTCTCGGCTTGTGTTCCTGCTCCATACTTAATCCTCTTTGTAGCGTTTGTTCCATGCTTCGATAGCGTCTTTACGTCCATCGTGGATAATTTCAATCTCCCCACTATCGTTCATTTTGAACTCGATTTGATAGCATCTATCAGGAATTGTGGCTTTGCATTTAGAGCATCGGATATTAAATTCGTACCCTCGCAGAAGGTTGCATGAAGATGCGGTATTAACGGAAAATACAGCTTTTCCACCGCAAAACGGGCATCTCTTAAGTTCTTCCATTTTTAATTCTCCTTAAAACAGGTGATCAGCGTCAGGTTCACGCAGCCAGCCTTCGCCCGGAATTAGGTCTCGCCCTTCATCCAGTTCTTTATCTTGTTCACGGCTTTTTCAATGTCCTTGTCGGGGCAGTCTGGGTTGTCGTACGCAAAGAAATCTTCAGGAAATTTAAGTTTTTTCATTTTCTGAATCCCTCTCTCGTTCTCGTAATTCGCTTATGCGCCTTTGCCGTAAGCTGGGCGGATATGTTTTGCCTTGATGTACCCGCAAGGTGGCTTCGGCCCGAAGTCAAAAAGGCTCAAGTCCATAACGATGATGCCAAACTTCTTGTTCGTCATGTTTACTGCTCCTTACGCATACCATTTCGGTGTTTCGTTAAAAATTTCCACACCTTCTGTAAAGCCAAGCCTGTCTAAGGTTTCGCACATAATGCCATCCATTACGCCATGCACACGCTCCTCATCATCTCCGTATGCTCTGTACGCTTCTCGCATAGCAGCCGTAAACGAGTCAATCATATCTTGCGTAATAACGATACCGTTCTCCATAAGCCCTCCTATAACATCGGAAACGTCATCCAATGCGTTACCGTTACATCTTTCGGCAGTCTCTCGCCTATCTCATCCCAGAACTGACCGTCTGCATAACAGCCAAGAAAGTACGCTGTCGGCGAGATTCCTTGCAACAATTTTCCATCTTTATCACGCCACGTTTTCTTAGTCGCAAGCAACAAAGGCTGCGTCCGCTCTCGTGGCGGTTCGCTTGCTGGATGCCAAAGTGCGTTACTCATAACCTGTTCTCCATCAAAGAACCGCAGTTCGGGCAGTAGTTGTAGCGGTCTCGGTTGTTTCTCGCATGGCAATTACTGCACATGAACCTCGTCTTATCTTCGTCTTGCGCAATCCATTCAGCGGTACGTTCTAAGGCTGTTGGGGCATCTTCCACAACTTCAATGGCATCGCCAATACCGCAAGCACTGCATCTAACTCCATTGTAGTTTTCGCAGCCATCGCAATATGCTTTCTCGATTCTTTCGATAAGTGCGCTTCGTTCAAGGTATTCTGGATAATTAGCCATTGTCTTTCACCTCGATTGTTGGCGCAGTGTCGATGTAGTCAAGCACATCGTCTAGCGCATAGCCCATGTAGGCGTACTCGACAGTAAACTCTTGCTCTAATTCCTGCATCCATTCTTCAATGCGTTTCCGTAGTGCATTGGCATCAATCGGTCTGGCTCTCATTGCACGTTCTCCCTTCAAATCGTGTTATCAACACTTATAACCATAAACACTAAAGATGATTGCAAACCCAACGAGAAAGAAAAGAACATTGACTGCTACAACCGCAATGGCTTTTAAGATTACGTTGTCTATGTATTCGTCCAAAATGCTAAGAACTATATATTTTTCGACCAAATAAATCGGAAAAACGAGCACAAAGCCAATCATTGTCGTCAAAACAAAACCGAGTACAATTTCAAACAAAGACATTTTTCTTTCTCCTTTCAATCTCCGTCCCACACACCGTCAGGACGCATCTTTGCAAACGCCAGCAGACCGTACAAGGCACGTTTGGCGTTGCCCTCTGTGGCGTTCCAGTAGTTGCTGTCGTCTACATCGTCGCCTAGTGCAGAAATGGCTTTTTCAAGCATCGGGATGCTCTCTGCGCCTGTCTTGCCGTAGATGGAGCGGATGCCGTTCTCACCAAACACTTCCGGTCGATAATAGAAGTGACCGTAATTATAGGTGACGTTGAGCCACAGCTCTTTTGTACCGCCCATAGCACGCATACCACCTGCGATAAAATGCGTACTATCCGCTTTGAGTGGTTTGTGCGTTACGGGGTCGCACAGCGAAATATCATAGCTCATACTCGTCCAGCTCCTTTTTGATTTGCTGGCGTTCAATCTGTTTCAATCTTGCCTTTGCCAGCTTGCGGTTGTCAGCCTTGCGGATAGCCCAATTGTTTCGGTGGTTTGCCCACGCTGCAAAATAGTGACTGTATTCGCTTTGGTCGTACCAGCCCTTGCCAATAAGCCCTTTATAGGTCTGCTGACGTTTCATCTTTCTTCTCCCATTCCTTGCGTCCGCGTTCGTCATACACGAAGTCTGCAACGTGTTCCGACTGGTCGTTCACGCATACGCCCTCCGGCTCTGCGTACCATTTGCAAGAGCCACAGGACGGCTCAGATTTGTTCTTGCAGGATTCTGCTGTGCATCGGATAGCCTTGCCAGCAGAGAACTGCTTGATGCCCATGCAAGAGCAGTGTTCGGTGGTACAGTAAATGTCCATTATCTCTGCCCTCTCTTTCCCCTGTTGAACCGCCCGATCACTCGTTTATACTCTGCATAGCACTCCGGGCAAAGGTCGCCTGTGTCCCTGCGCCACGCCCAGTCCTTGAAGTATTCGTCAGGGTTCATCATCCTGCCGTCAAGAACTGCTCCGCAGCGGTCACATACTCGCTTGTGGTAAATTCCTCTGTCAGTCTGCATTAGATTTGCCTGCTTTCTTTTTAGATGCGCGTTTTTTATTTGGGCTTTCAATCTGCTGTGGGATAGAATCAATCAGATTCTTGAACTTCTGCATAGTTTGATATTCAATCAAGCCAAACATAAACTGCGCTAGTTCTAATGGCGTTCCAACCTGTTCCGAACGACCGTCAGGATATGTAATGATTTTCATTGTTCGTCCTCCCCAACATCCTTGAACAGGATTTCTTTGTCGGCTTTCCAGTCTTTGATTTTGCACGGAATATCCGTCCCCGGCACGGTCTTTTTCAGACCGTCCATCTGCCAGATGTTCCACGAGATGATAGCAGCCATGTTGCGAACCTTCCCAGCGTCAGGTTCTATGCCGAACAGCCACTTAAAGTTCTCTCGCCATGTCAGGAGCATATTTGCTCTTGCAAGCAACAGGCTATCGCCCTGCCACTCACAGCCGTATGTAGTCGTCGCTGCGTCCTCTGCCACATCGTGCCATGTCCAGACATTCCAATCAAACCAGTTGTTTACACATTTCAGTTTGCGGTCAAACAGTCCTTTCCGCCTTGGTACTGGAATCTTTTTGCCTGTTACCGTGTCGTATCGGTTCACAAGGAATGGTGCTTCTCCGCAGGTGATTTCAAGGACTGTCGAATGGATGTACTTGATAGGCTCTTTCTTCATATCGGGCATCGCACCGTTTTCTTCGCCCATGTCTATCATCTTTTCGCAGACCCAAGAAGGAGTGAAAACCTCTGCTTTTGCTTTGGTTCTCTTCTTCTGCTCATCCAGACGCTTGAGAACTCGTGGCACTGGCGGGCATTTCTTGATTTGTTCTAACGTGATTTCATCCGCAAAGCCCGCACCCAGTTCAGGCGGTGGCTCTGTCGCCCAGATGATGTTTTTTCCGGTCGTACGGTCTTTCAGCAAGATAAACAGCGCCGCTGACAGAATCGGGTCGGAGAAATCAACCAACCGTTGTTTCATTTTCCGCTACCTCTCTGTACTCCACGTCAATCCCCTTTGGCAAAGCCGTCTGGTACTTCTGGGCGAGCTGTTCTGCGCTCTGGGCATCGCCCAACGGCTGTTCAGGCGGCGCAACGGTGACTTCCACGTTGTCACGCATACCAAAGTAGTTTTTGGCTCGGAAAATCCACTCTGCGGGGTTCTCCTGACCGTACATACCGTTGTACGCCCACATGGACTGCATTTGCAGAATCAGCTTCAAGATGTACTTCTGCTGCAAGCTGTCGTCACGGCGTTTGCCCGCCATAATCTGCTTCAGGCTCACCCATTCGATGCCCAGCACCAGTGCAATCCATTCCACCACAGGGGAGATTCTGGCTTCGATGCAAGCGTCAAAAAAGAAGTCAAGGCGTTGCTGCACTTCAATCGGGTTGTTCATGTCCACGCTCGGAAGGTCGCCAAAATACTTGGCTGCAATCATGCCGATGACCTTCTTGTCCTCTTCATCACCGATTCTCGACTGCAAATCGCCTGTGTTCATCATCTTTGACTTCTCGATAGCCAACTCTTGCTGTTCTTTCACCTTTTTACTCACCTGTGAGCGGATAGATTTCCGCTTGTTAAGCATTTGCTGTTTCTTCTTCTCTCGCTCTTTCTCACGCTTCGCAGCGGCTTCTTCTTTCGCCTTTTGCGCTCGCTTCTCACGCTTTTTCTTTTCAGCTTCGGTCAGCGGCGGTCTGCCACGACCACGCTTCGGGGGTGTTGCCAAGAGTTATCACCTCGTTTCGGTTTAATAGTGAACAAGTCTATCGCCCATGTAATCTAAGGCTTTTGACATATTGAGGACGGCGCAACAGTTTTCGTTTGACATCCACCAAGCGCACTTCTCTTTTTCGCAGACGCACCGACCAAGCGGATTGCTGGTCATCTTCATCGGGCAGTAAAGTTCGTTATCCATCATCATTTACCTCAACCAAATAATTAGCGCAAATGCAATTGAAAGCACCATACTTGCCAGAATACATACCATTATCAACCAATCGTCATCATGCCAATCAATTCTGGTTGTCATATAGGAAGAAATCATAACCAGTGAGACAAGTAGCAAGCAAAGTGCTTTCAAAATGATGTTCTCCATTTTTACTTCCACTCCATCATAACAGCCGTACAAACTGCCAGACACACGTTGACGAACAGCCAGGCAAGCATTGCTTGCCGTTTTTCAAACAGGTTGTCTGCCATGTTTTTGATTGTCCGTTCGGACTGAACTACCATCGCCAGCAGGACTAGGCAGACCAGCCAGCGAGTTGCAAATTCAAACATTGTTAGCTCCACCTTTCTCTCAGCTCTTTTTCGACCTGTTCTGACTTTGCGGTGATGTAATCTGCAAACTCGTCAGGGGTCATGTCCTCTTCTTTGAACTTGCCGACCATTTCCCAGTACCTGTCACCAATGCTGATGATTTTCTGCACCTGTTCATCGGTCAGGTCTGCATCGCACCGAAGGTTCTGAATCAGTGCGCCCCATGTGGCGGCGATGCCATCCAGAGCCATGCGGAAACCGTACAACTGGTTCTGCCTTGCGATTTTGCGGAGGTTGGTCGGCTTGACCTGTTTTCCGCACAAGGGGCAGTTTCCAAATTTATTCATCTGACTGCTCCTTGTCGGTGGAAATTTCAAACGTGACTTTCAGCGTTTTTCCACCACGGACTTCCCATGCCTTTTGAATTTCAGTCTTGTTGTCACGCATCATTTCCGTGATGAAATGCCCCATGACCGCCGTAATCGCTTCATCGGTCACATCTGACTTGTTGCGCCACATCTTCAAGCCGTCTTTTCGGGGTGGTGCCATCGTTCCTGCATAGATGTTTCCAAACATCCCACATCCAACATGATATTCAGCCATTTTTATTCTCCTTGTCTTGTAGGCGATGGAGCCAACGGTAGTATTTTTCGCTTGCAATAATTCCAATTCGCTCATACGCTTTTCTGTCATCCGAAAAATCAAGAGCGGCCATACACACCATAACGTCTGCGTATTCCTCTTCAAACGCCTTTTGGCACTCCTCCACGCTCTTCGGTGTCGGGTTCGTGCCGTCCAGCGCCCGGCGCAGCTTCAACGCAGCCTGCGCCAGTTCGGATGCTTCTTCTGCCAACTGCGCCAAAATTTCTGTCTTGGGCAGAATGTCTGAAACCTTCTTGCTCACTTTTGTTCTCCTTTCAGCCAGTTGTTCAGCTTTGCCATGCAAGAGGGGCAAAGATTGAACTCATATTCTTGTGGACATCCGATGTTACTTACGATCATTTGAATGCTTGAAAGCGTTGTGTAATCTCTCAAATCAAATGTTTCACCGCATCGGTCACACTTGATGTTCATTTTCTTCATCCTTTTTATCTGCAAAAAAAGATTCGTAGTCAAACCACTTATCATCCAAAATATTTCCGATGATTCTTACAGAACTTCCAAAACCTTTTGTGGCGACGCGAACATACTTGCCTTTCATTTGACCGTATTCCTCAACGCCAACCGTGTCCATGATTCGCATAATCGCTTCCATGCCAGAGCCGTATCCCTCAAAGTCTTTGCTTCCAAGATGCCGCTTGCCGAGAACATACCCACCATAGCAAACGCCCCATCCATGACCATTAAGCACCAAATCTGAAGTTAAAACTCCGTGGTCTGCCATAGTAAGTCGAACGCTTTCAATTTGCGCGTTTTCGATTTCATAGCCACTTTCTTCTAGAAGTTCTTTAGTCCATTTTTTCATGCTCTTTCTCCAATCTCTTTAACAACCCATCCACGTCATACCGCCAATGGACACGCAGCCTTTTTGCTTTGACCTCTATCCCCTCTTGTTCTGCCCACTGCCAAGGGATGCTCTTTCGGCTCTCGTTGTAACGGAACGCCAGAACCTTGCTGGCAGGGATTGCAAATGTGCGGTTGACCGCCCTGTAATTGACTATCACATGGGCGGTCTGGCCGCTGTACCACATTGCTTCCGCCATGTCGGTGATGTGCTTCTCCTTGCGGTATTTGCACTTTGCCTTGTCGTACTTGCCGAACACCTTTTCCAGAGGGATAGAGGGCGTTTCGATGGTTTTCAGTTCAAACAGGTGGTTCATCGGGTATCGGTACACAAGGAAGTCGCAGATGTTGTCGATGGAAAAGGACAGGTTCTCGTTGCCGCCGTAGTAGGTGGAAGCACTGTCTTTCAGGCGGTAGCACCACGCATCGGATGGGACGGATGCTTTGAAGTCTGCTTCAAACTGCTTGCCGGTGTTCATTCGTTGTCTCCCGGAATTTTGGGAATCAGCATCCAGAACTTGACTGGTTTTCTATTGTCAACCCACTTTCCGTTTACAAACTCCCTTGTTGCAATCAGATTTTCCCAGTTCCAAAAATCGTAAACAGCAAGATAAATTCCATCTTCTTCCGGTTGTTTGTCTTTTACACTTGTCCATGCAGTTGATGGAGCGTTTTCAAGCTGTTTGACAAGTGCCAAAACAATGTCAGCAGCGCCGTCAAGGGCAACACCTTTATCATATTCAGAGTAAATTCCGCTGTTCATAAGCGCTTTAGCTTTGGCTTTTTTACTTTTCCCGGCTTCCTTCCACGCTTCAATAAACGGCTCTACGTCAACAAGTCTCATCCTCGTTCACCTCTAAATTCACGGAATACGAGTTGCTTTGTCAGCGGGCTTTTCCATTTCTTTCATAATCCGCTTATGTTCTTCCACTGTCATGTTGTTCGGATAGAATCGCTTGTCCACCAGTTCAAACGGTTGCATATAGTGGTCAAGAACATCTCGTGCTTCTTTTCGTGCTTTTTCTGCACACATTTCGATGTATTCTTCTTCGGTCATGTTGTAATCGGTAATGCAATCGACCACTGAAGAAAACCGACACAACAAGCCGTTAGGCTGTCTTGCAATAAAAGCTCCCATTTATCGTTCACCTCTAAATTCACTTCCGAGATACCGCTTCTTGCCACGCTCCCGGTGCTTGTCCTCGTAGTTGCGGTGGTACACGCTCTGGCTGTGGTTCAGTTCATACACGAATGCCTTGCGTTCCTCGAAGTCTTTCTTCTCTGCCTTGTACTTCTCGCAGGTGTCGTGACAAGCTGCATGGCGTGATTCGCAGTTGAGACAGCAAGTAATCATTCTTCGCCGAATCTCCTTTTTGTCACGGCAATGGGGAACTCTTCGATGCGTCGAAACTCATATCCTTTGCAAGTTTTATTCAAGCCGTTTGCGCAAGCACTGACTTTCGATACGCTTACTTTAAACAAATCGGCCGCTTCTTTTTGTGAATTGCATCTTTTTAGAAGTTTACCATTTCGATAAACATCGACCATTTTTCGACCACACATTTTAGGGCTTGAGTAATCGTGTTTTTGCGCAATTATTTTATAGTTCATTTTTGATGTTCGCTTTTTCCAGTCTGTATGAGCCATCGCCCTCGTCGTCCTTGTTCCGTAAGCATTTTGCTCTGAATTTGTTGCCCATTCCAGATTTTCGGCTCTATTGTCATCTTTCTTTTCGTTTTTATGATTGACTGTTGGCTTCCTTTCCGGATTTTGTATAAATGCAATCGCAACAAGCCTATGAATAGAAAATGTCTTTTGAAAACCGTCATTACACAGTGTCACTCTTAAATATCCAGTTCTGCTTTTCTTTGGAGACAAGCATTTTCCTGTTTTAATATTTTTTATTTTGCCAATGTCACTTATCTCGTAATTCGGAAAATCATTTATTTTCTTCCACATTTGAAAACCTCTTTTTTGTGACAGCAATACAAAAGCTATCAATTTCGCTCGCCCAGCGTGCCGTGCCTTTCCCGTATGTAGTCTCCCACACTAGAGGGAACCCACCGATACCATCAAACAAGCTACCCAACGTGGCGTTTGCGCTCAAATAAAGCTTCATTTTCTGTGCAATCCAGAACCATTGCGGTAGCGCAATGCTGTTTCCTAATGCTTTGTATCTGGGAGTGTCCGCAGGCTTGTGCTTCTTACCCTTTGTGTCCGCCCACTTTCCGATATCTGTCCAGCAGTCCGGGTAGCCTTGTAGCCGTTCACATTCCGTTGGGGTCAGTCTGCGGACGATCCACCGTACTTCTGTTTCCGTTAGAACCGACTGCTGATTTTGCCCCGCTTTTTCTCTTGCCGCCAGCGCTGGAAATGTTCCGTTCTCGCTATATATCCTCCTGGCCTGATTGTCCCACGGTGTCAAACAATCTTCTGGTTCTGTCACGATTGCCGTGTAGTCTGTGATTCTGCTTTCATGGTCTCCCGTAATGGTCGGCACGATTTTGCCATCGCCATTTCCGCGAGCGTCATAAACAACAGGCTGAAACAATGTCTGGTCTTGCAGCGTAGAAAGCGTTGCGCTCTTTTCGGTCTGCACCAGCGCACCCTTGCCGCCACCTTCACGACCAGAACGGATTTTTATGGTGTAGGCTACCGGTTCAACAATAGCAATACCACCCTGATTTTTCGATGGGTCAGGAATAGAAGTGTCTAGAGTTCTGGCCAATTCAACCTCACGACATCCACTGTACGGATTAGAGGACTTCATTGAATTGGACGCGAGAGAATCAAAACTATATGCCACTGCATGACGGTCAACGGTATTCAGTGTATAGCTGACGTTTTCTGTTGCCCCCCACTCCATTTGCCCCTGCCGTTTCAGACCGGTCAACAACGTTTCCTGCGACGCAGTAGCATCCGTTTCCCACCACTCTATCATTTCCAGCAGTGCAGTTTTGAGCAATTCCGGTAACGCTTTTCCACGGCGGGATGCCCTCGTCAGGATTCCCCTGCACGCTTTCACGCTCAAAAAGTATTTCTCCGGCGCGTTGACCTCCAAAATCTGCGACAAGAGCGATACGTTTTCTTCTCTGGGGCACTCCCCAATATTGAGCGTCAAGCTGTCGCCAAGCCAGAGACCATCCGTTTCCGGTGATTGCTCCGGCTTTGCTCCATCTGCCCCCCCTCGAAGGTCTAGGAATAGTAACGTCTGGCTGTTCCACGCGGGCAAGTTCTTCCAGCACGGCTCTAAAATCTTCTCCGCCGTTGCTGGAAAATGCTCCGGGCACGTTCTCCCAAATAGCGAAAGTTGGGTACATTCCATTTGTGCTTGACCTCATTTCTTTGATGATTCGCACGGCTTCAACAAAAAGCCCAGACCGTTCTCCCGCAAGTCCTGCTCTGCGCCCTGCAATGGACAAATCTTGGCACGGACTGCCGAACGTGATACAGTCAACAGGCTCTATCTTGTCGCCGTGAATCTTTGTGATGTCGCCCAAGTGTTTCATCTTTCCAAACGCCCGTCCAGCCAGATAGCGCAGCTCTTGTCTCATATTAAAGCGGTCTGTAGTTATAGTTAAAATACTCCGATTCGTGGAATGTTACTGAAAGAATCCTGGCGTTTGGACAGTCAAAAACTCCGTTGTCGTCATCCTTCAAGAACCTCATAAGCTCGGTAAACGCTTTTTCTAAAGCGCCTTTTCCTTCGTATTGGCCGACAAGGAACATCTCTTCGCTATCTTTTACGTGGGCAAAAATGCTTCCCTTATGTTCAGCTTCAATTATTTTTTCGAATTTTGTAACGGTATCGGCATTGATAGAGGCATTGCCGCCATCCACAACAATAAATTTCATAATTTATTTCGCTTTCTAAAAAACATTGCGTTAATGCGTTGTTTTTAGAATGGTAAATCATCTGTGTTGCTCTCAATCACGGCGAAATCGCCAGTGTCAGGAGCGGAGCCAGACCCGCCAGACAGTGTTTTCTTCGGCCTGACCTCATAATCGCCGGAGCGAATCTTGTCAACGCTGGTGAAGCGGTCAACGACCAGCTTCGTCTTGATGTTGCCATCGTTGCCCATGTACTCTTCCTCACGGAGAACCACGCCGACCAGCTTGCCACGCAGGGTCTTTTCATCGTTGTTGAACTTGTAGCCGGGATTGGACTGCTCCACAGCGGTGATGAAGCCCTTGAAGAACGGCAGTGCCTTTTCCTTGTAGCTCTTGATGGTCTTACCGCCCCATGCCCATTCGCCCGGATTCAGCTTGCCGCGCTCGATAAGTGAAGCGGTCTGCTCACGCCAGTAGCCCTTGAACTCGCCCTCTGCGACTTCCCACTCAATGTTCAGGCGTTCCTTTGCGGGTTCGTCCGTTGCCTTGCAGATACCGGCAACATAGCCGCCAACAGGCAGGTCACGGCGTTCGGTTGCTTCCTGCACGTCATTCCAGTTGATGTTCTTCATCTGTTACTCTCCTTTGTTATCCGGCTGAACCGGGATGTTGTAATACTCACGGATGGTCTTGTCTACGGCGGCGAGGTCGTTCTCGATCAGCGCATCGTTGAACATTCCAAGAGGGGTTTTCACGGTGTCCATCCCATCATTGCGGGTGCTGAACAGGTATCGCCCATCCTGCACAACGGTTTTCAGAACGATGGTGAAGTACCCTTCCACGCAGACTTTCTCGTCCAGTAGCTTTCCGATAGTCTTGAACTTTTCGCCACCGTCTCCGTCACGTTCGCTGTGTCCGAAGAAGTAGACCACAACATCGTCCGGCAGCTCCTTTGCCCGCATCAGTAGGGCGTTGAAGTTTGCTGCCATGTCGGTGAACTTCTGGTATCCGGCGACTTTTGCGTTCCGCATGAACTCGCCTGTCATAAGGTAGGTGGCATCGTCAATGACGATGGACTTACGCTTGGTGCTGTGGATTGCGGCATCAATCTTGCCGTAGTCGTTGGTGATATAGGTTTTCATGTTGCTTCGGAACGGTAGCGGTTTGCCGAGGACGTTGATAACCGCAATCTGTTCCGGGTCAAAGTTCCGAAGTGAAGCGGACTTGCCGCTGCCGGAGTGACCGTAGACCATTACTAATACTGCCATTTTTCTTTCCTTTCTTCGGCTTCATTAGGCTTCATTGTTATTACTTCGGCTTAACTTGGCTGTACAAAATTAACCAGCCATCAGTTCTGCCAACTGTGCGCGGAGGTCTTTCAGCTCTGCTTCCCTGTCCTCAATCTCATACTTCAAGTCCTCAATCGCTGCCAGCCGGTCGGCTTCCTTGGCTTTCGCCATCTGTTCGTTGGTCATGAAGTACACGCCGTCCTCCGGCTCTGTCACGCCACCGAATCTGTCAAGGTTAATCATTCTTCGACTTTCCTCTCTTGCGTTGTTCTTTAATTTGCAACGCACTGTTCCACTGGTCTTTGTCGATTTCGATGGTAGACCACCGGTAGTTACATACAAGGCACTTCTTGCGGCGAGCGATGCTGTCATAGTCAGGTCGGCTGTCAACCGTTGTAATGTTATCGCTGCCGCACATCGGACATTTCATCGTACATCCCTCCACTCATTGGTGCGGTGGGCAACACGATTGATTTTGCGATTTCGCTCTTCCATACGTTCTGCTTCGGAACTCACGCCAAGAGCACATAACAAAAGCCCGGTCGCCAGGAACGCAAATGACACAAACGCCCACATGAGCATCTGGGCACCAGTTGCGGAACCGGCAATGGAATCTCCGCACGCAACAGAAATGATCGTCAAAGAAATTCCGAACATGCAGAGAACCGTTCCTTTTACCGTTTGCATCTATTTCACCTCTTTCAAAATAAAGTCGATTTTGTTTTTCTTGGATGCGTCTATCACGATCCTGGCATTCAATGCTTCAGAAATCTTCAGGAGCGTATATGCGCTCGGCCCACTCTTTCTCGAAACATATGGCTTTCCTAAAATGCCATATATCGTTTGCTTTGTCAGTCCAGACTCTCTCACTATGTCATTTATGTTGAACCATCTGGCCGCCATTGCATCTTTCAGCGTCATTTTTTTGCTCCTGTGCCCAAAATCCAGATGGTTGCCATCAGAGCGCCAGCACCTATGATGTACCATGTCGCCTTAGCTCCGATTAAAAGCTCGATGTGATGCACCAACCAGAAGTTCAACAGAAACGTTGCGAGAACTAATGCCAGAACAATGCCCCAGATCAGGGCGATTTCTACCAGTGCTTTCATCTTTGTCCTTTCTATTATGTATGTGTTCCAGCCTGTCTTTCTCCCGGCTGTGCCAGCGGATCTCCCGCTTTCCATAATATTTGCCGTTCATCTTTACCACCTATCAATCGTTCCAAGCTGTAGCCCAAGCACTACCTTGCCGTATGTTGTGCCAAGCTCCTTTGCCTTTGCTTTGATTTCCTCGATGGTATAGTCCTTATTCTTCGGCTTTGCCTTTTTCCGCTCCGGCTTCTTGTATTGGCCGCTTTTACCGCTTTTTCGATACTTCTCGCGCAGCTTTTTTTGTGAGGCCGCGTAAGCTGCTTTCGAGCACTCTGCGTGATATTTCTGGCAAACATTTCTCCGCACAAGTGGTTTACCGCACCAAGCACAAGGAACCGGCTTTGCGGTTTCTTTGCGCTTGGCCTCAGTTCGTTTTCGGTTACGTTCTCTGCCTCGCTCCAAATTTGTAATGCTGTAGCAGTTAAGGCAGTATTTTCGATTTGCGGCTACCATTCCAAGAAGAACTCCACAACGCTCACAGTATTTAATCTGCACACCGCTCTCCTGCTTTCTTCTTGGCTTCCCGGTTATGCCTTTCAAAACACTGGTTCAGCATCTTTTCCATCCACAGTACCTTGTTGGCTTCGTTCCGTGACACGCCCGCTGCCATCGCCAGTTTCAATCTACGCTTACGGCTTTGCGCTTTACAAAATTTCATTGCCAGCACTCACCGACCTTTTTGACGATAAAAGCGGGCACATCCCTGCTGGTAGCCCGGCACAGGCAGACACACTTGGAAACCCAAGTATCAAAATAAGCAGAAAGGATGCAGCACGTTGCATTTCGCTTAAAGCTTTCATCGCCCGGGCTTTTAAGCCAAACAGAAACTGCCTTGTAGTAGTACGCTTCCGTGACTCCACACCATTCAATGCTATACCCATCCAAGCACAACTGTTCCATAATCTTCATCGCCAGACGTTTCGCTTCGGCGAGTTCCTCTTCTGTCCACTTGAGCTTGTCCTCTTCGTACATCTTTACCAGTTCGTCAATGGTATGCCGAGCTTCATCCGGGTTCTCAAGGTCAACTTTCAAATCCAAATACTGTTTCATCTGATTTCCCCCTTGACGCTGGCTTCCATTCCGGCAGCCATTTTCATTTGCTCGTGTTTTGTCTTGTCTGCATCAAACGCCTTGTCAATGGCGTAATGAGCATCGTCCGGGTGCTCAAGGTCTACTTTCAATGTCAAGATCTGTTCCATGTTCAGTCCTCCGCTTTTTTGCTCTTCTCTGCCTTTAAGAAGAGATTAACGAAATAGACCTGACCGATGCCGGTCACCTTCGGGGTCTTGTTGATGGAGGTGTGCCCATCGGAATGTGCAATGGACGTTTCCTTGATTTCAAACAGGCGAAGTTCCATAGACTTCTGCGTTGGCATATTGTAGTCTGTCCGCTTTCTGTCCTTAATCAGGTATCCGTTCTCACGCATCCATGAGAACAAGCGGTTCTGCCCCATCTGGATGCCGTTCTGTGACAGCAGCTTTGCCATTTCACCAACAAGAATGCTCTGGCTGCTTGCGCTCACAGCGTCAGCAAAAAGCGCTTTCGGCTTCATGGTCTCAATCTGCTTGTCCTTCTCTTCCAATTCCTCATGTGCTGCGATCAGTGCAGTTGCGAGAAGCTGTGACCGAGTAAGCTGCGGCTTTTCGGCCAGCTTCTTTTCCATTTCGTTGAACGCTGCAATGTACTTCAGTTTCCATTCGAGAGCAGCCTTACCATTGAAGCCCATCGCCAGCAGTGTAAAGCCGTCACGGTTCATCAGATACATGGGGTAGCTCTGGCCGTTCTGCTCATGGACGTACTCGGTCTTGTAGAACATGGGGGTGTCCCCATTTTTGGGGAGACCCTTCATAATGTCTTCGATGTCACGCATCACATGGTCATGACGCTTCTCAAAGCTCTCTGCAATCTGACGGCTGGAAACCACAGGCTCGCCATTTTGCATGGATAAGATAATGTCGTTCATTTTTAATCCTTTCTTATGACTTGCTGCTTGTCCCTCACAAGCAAAGCGTCTACCGATACACGGAAGTAATCAGCAACTTTCACAAGCTGTCGAATGCTCGGCCCATTTGCGGAGCGTTCCCACTTGCCCAGTGCGCCGTTGCTTAAACCAGCGGCTACTTCCAAGTCAGTACGAGACAGACCATGCAACTTGCGAAACTCGTCGATTTTAGAAAGATTCACTAGCCATTCTCCTTTCTGGGCTTGCATTTTACTAGAAAATATGCTACTATGTAGTTGCGAAGTACAAAGTGAACATTTTCTAGCGACTTCCCGATAGATTTGTCAGGGGTCTTGTTTTTCGTTTGCCCTGTGCTTCATATTATACTAGCCAAGTGGCTATTTTTCAATAGTCAATTTTCAATTCTGTGAACATTTGGCTATTTGCACAAAAAGAGAGGTCTTTTTCTATGCGCAATGTGGAGCGAGCTAAGAAAATCGCTGCCGATAAAGGTGTGAATATATCCTTTGTGTGCAGAGAAATCGGAAAAAGCAGAGGTTATATCTCTCAAATGCTGACTACCGACAGAGATTTTCCAGATGAAATGCTTTTGCCAGTAGCCAACGCACTAGGCGTTACGGTTGAGGAGCTCACTGGCGATCAAAAAGGAAACCCGCCCCAGCAGCCGCAAAGTGAAGTCGATGCAGCAGTGGAGCGGATTAGAAGAAAACTTGAATCTATGCCGAAGGAGCAGCGTGAAGCTCTGATGAACCTGATTGAGAAGATGTGAGGTAAGCTTGTGTATTACCTGTTGTGTGGCTGTGCCTTTTGCTTCTGGTTCATGCAGGCCTTGTTAAAAGGCAACGACCGTGTGCTATATGGCAACAGCAGAAAATATCGTTACCGTAGAAACCGAAAAAAGAAATGGTTCTGACCCGGTAAAATAAAAACCCCTTGTGCCGGGCTGATATAGCTCTGCGCAAGGGGTTTTCTGTTATTCCAGGTCTAAGGCTTGCTCCGCTGCCGGAATCTTTTCAGGATGTTCCAGCAGCCATGCAATAAATCGGTCAATCTTGGCTCTTTCCTGTTCACTCATTGTGGCATATCCTCCAGATCGGTAAGTGCAGATGTTCATTTGATATGATTATACGTCTTTTAGTTGTCAAGTCAATGTATTTTTAACAACTTCGTAAAAATCGAATGTTTTTTTCGCATCTATCGTTTTTCATCGGGAAAGCCAACGCAACAATGAGCGTCCAATAAAGCCACGATGGAACTCGATTATCCTTTATTTTGCAATGCGTCTTTGAGCATGGAACGAAAGGGGTTTTCAGGCAACTTGTCCAGCACATCTGCTTTGACGAGAGCGTTTGTGCTGATGCTGTGCGAAACATTGTTTAGCTGCACAATGGCATCGTCCAAGTCTTTTACGGTTGCTCCACGCCGTTCCATTGACTGGAGGAAAGTTTTCACTTCTTCAAGAACGACAGGGTTCTCGACTTTATAAAATCCATTCGTAAAGTCCATCTTCTTCTCCTTTCACAGTTCCACAAGCTGCCCGTCAATGCGTTCGATGCTGTCTGCCGGATCGCGTCCATCGTCTAATGCGGCTACGGCGCGTTCCAGGATACCTTTTGCTTCAAGGTAAGCATCTTTATCGGCTTCGTACCCAGAAAGACTCAGGACAAGCTCCAGCGTCCGTCTGCGAGCGTATGGGATAATCAGAGCGTCTACAGTTCGGTTCATTCGCTTTCCTCCCATGGTTCAGGTGTGTGTGGCTTCCCATCGGGGACGCTGGCAGGCATTCCGTCGATGATTGGCATACGTTCATGGTTCCAGATTACAGTTTCTTTCATTTTGTGTTTCCTTTCTATTTGGAATTTTTTGACAATACAATTATACCACATCTCGCTGTTTCAATGAAACAGCGACTTTTTTCAATTATTGTTTCACATTTTGAACAATATATTAGTTAAATTCCTTTGCTTTTGTATCATTTTGTCGAAAGAGGGGTATTTATGGATGATTATAGGATACGAGTGGCAAAAGCGTTAGGGATGGCAAGAGCAGAATCTGGGCTTAGCCAACAGAAGCTTGCGGACAAAATGGGTGTAGGCCGGACATCCATTTTTCGTTATGAGCAAGGGACAATGATCCCAGATGCTTCTACTATCATAAAATGGTTTGTGTGCTGCGGGGTTGCGGCCAAGCCGTACATAGACACCTGTTTGCATCCCGGATTATTGGAAAGTCTGGCTGGCGATGCCAGCACCGAGAGAAAGAGGGATGCGCTGATAGAGCATATCAAAGAAGCCCATCCACAAGAAATTGATCTGCTGTGCTATCTGATCTATGGCAATCACGGATCAGATTACCTTGCCGTTTTGTGCGAAATGGTAGCCAACCTTCATACGACTTTGCGTGATCGCGTATCTGTCTGCCGCACCGTCACAGGCCATTATGAAATGGCACAGGCCACCAAAACTGACCCAGACCCAGACGGAACACAACCCAATATGCAGATTTTGTATCAGGCACAGGACTGTGGGGAAGCTGCGGCCATGAATCGAAACGATTCTTATACCATCAACGAAGAAAACATTTTGCGCTGATTGTCGAATTATCGAAGTTTTTACGGTATACAGGGGGACGTGCTCCACTTTTTGTACACAATAGGCCTGTTATAAATATGGTTTTTGGTTGTCATTTTGTCCCCCATAGAATCGTAAATGGTGGATTTTTGCGGATATAATTAACGATCTCGCGTGAAATTTTCGTTCATCAAAGCGTGACTTGTCAATTCGTCCGCTATTGGTGTAATTGCACTCCATTTCCTGTACACGATAGAACCGTCAGGTAGGTTATAGGGATTGATGGACGTTTCTTATTCAGCAAAAAAGTTGTCGTTTTCCACAATCTGCCCGTTGAAGAGAAGAAATTGTTGAAAATGTATCGTCGTCACTATTTGATGATGATTATTTATCTCTTGTTTATCTCTTGTTTATATATATAGTAAGAACGTGTACAAAAAGTGGAGCATTGTGTACAAAAAGTGGAGTATCGTGTACAAGAAATGGAGAGTATCGTGTACAAAAAGTGGAGTATCGTGTACAAAAAGTGGAAGTCGATTGTTGAAAAAATAATTGTGTACAGAATCATTGACGTGTACACGATACAGTGGTATAATAGGGTAGAAGAAATGAGGTGATGCAATGCCAGAATTGACAGGAAACAACCTTGTCGAAAAGAGCAAGGCATTGGTTTGGGCGAAGTTTACGGACTACACAGCAGGCGAGCTTCGGCTGCTTGAGGTCTATCTGAGCCGTATCAATCCGAGAGACCCCGAAAGCTCTAACGTGTCGTTTACGCTGGCTGAATATTGCAAGTTGCTGGATTTGAAGCTCAATTCAAAAAACTTGAAGTCACAAGTCAAGCATTTTTTGGGGAACGTGGTTTCAGTGCCGTTGAATGCAGATGGGACAGAATATGTGATGTATCCACTGTTCACAAAGGCAGAGGTTAAGTTCAATCGAGAATCTTTGTCCTATGACGTTTCAATCAACTGTAACCCTGATTTACGTCCTGTGTTCTTCGACATTGCAAGAAGCGGCTATGTCAAATATCGTCTGCGATATACGATCGGGATGAAGCAGCAAGCATCTATTCTGATGTACAGTATGATTCGAGATTGGATGAATCGCTCTCTAACATCGAACAAGATTGGTTTGAAGCAGCTGCGTGACCACTTGGGAGCAAACGATGCAAGTTATGACGACTTCCGGGCTTTACGCCGCAGAGTTCTTGAACCAGCAGTGGAAGAGATCAGCAATGTTTCAGACATTGTCGTTGAC